AAAGAATGAATACATGCGCTTGACTACACTAAGAGACATTGATCGGCCAGCTGCAATGTCTGTTGCTCTGCCCCACCCCACAGCAGTTCCTGCACCAGTTGCCTTGCCGTCAGCTTTCCATTTCAAAGCCCTGCTCGCTGCAGACTTCATGGCAGCACTAGGGGCATAAGTCTCTGCCTTAGACATGTATTCCATGTCCATGTCATCATCAGGCATGGTGTGACCCTGGAGATTATCTAGCCTTTCAGCATCCTGGTACATCATGCCGATAGAGTAAGCTGTTGCTTCCCAAAATCCGTCTTCCTCTTCCTCATAAATTCTAACAGCCATAGCTGGATTCTCTGGGGGCATTGACTCAATAGCATATTCTGTTCCTTCAATGCCGTATGTGCCACCCTCATTCATAATGTGCTCTACCATACCGTGAACGACACCTTCGGTAGTCATGCCCATTACGTAGTCGCCTTCTTTGATATCCATCTTACGGACCCTCTTTTCTTTTATCCTCGTTTACCTCTGTACCTGGCCAGGCCTGAGCGGTATCGTTAGACAGAGCAACAGCTCTATGTGTAGTCATAAAAACATTATACCATGAGAAAGCCCCACACAGAGACCTGATGGAGTAGCCCAGTAAAAGCGGTAACTAGCCATCCTAAAAAGCTAAATCCTTGTCCTGTGTGGGGACACTTATATTATACTACAATTCCTCTATCTTTTTATCCTCATCGGGCAGCAGCTTCATTAGTTCATGGTATGCCTTGTCAATCTGCTCGGGATCATCTGTTTTCATTGCAGAGTCAAGGGCCAACATCATTGATTGGGCATTTTCAATATACTCAAACGCCCAGTCCCTAGACTGAGACAGAAACTTTATAAAGCCATCTTTATCATCTACATTACTATTATTAATGATAGTAAGTGTATCCTTCAGCTTTTCTGAAAGAACGGCCTTATCAAAACTTTCCTGGATAAGTAAAGCTGCAAGACTCTTGTTACCTTCTTTAAGCTTATAGATATTGTATACAAGAAATCCAATTAAAACAGAAGTTAGTGTTGCAACAACAGGTTCCATGATCATGCTTCCTTACCGCCTTCTCTTATCAACAACACGATTGCTCCGTTGTCCTCTAAAGCTTTCTTTACTCTTATCATATATTCTACGGCACGTTGTTTATCTTCACCCGTCAGGGACATGAATTTCTCTTCGCTAGCCCTAACGGTAATAAAGTTATCGTTGTCTTCTAGCCTTACCGAAAATCCTTTTGGTGCATGTGCATCCAATGACCTAAAAGATCTTGCCATTTCACTTGTATACATAATTGCCTAATCGTTTGTTAAATATTTCCAGGTTTCTGCCCATGCCTGCTTATTCCTATGCTTATTGAATTCTCTAGATATCTTGCCATTTTCTAAGTATACCCCACCCCAGACTCCCCACTCTTTTTGGGAAACTCCTACGGCAAAACACATCCTTGCCATTGGGCAAGCTGCGCATACTTTGTCAACTGCTGGTCTTAAGTTGATATCTTCTTCATAAGTATCAAAGAAGAGGTTGGTGTCATAGTCTTTGCAGGCAGCGGAGTCTTTCCATTCGCTGTTTTTCGACACACTACCTCACAAAATTATCAGGTAGAGACCATCCACTTTTGCCTGGCACAATTCTTTTCTGAATAAACCATCGACCCTTTTGGTATCCTCCAAATTTAGAGGTTCTTCCTTTGTCTGAAGGGAATGAATGAACAACCGTCCAACCATCCCAGTGTAAAGCTCTGTTTCTCTTTACTATTGTCTCCATTTGCTCTAGGGATTCAATCATCATCTCAATAGCCCGTCTTGCTCTCTGTTTTTTTATTGTTGAATGCCAGCATATCCGCAAGCATTAATATCTGTATATCCCAACCTCAACGTCCTTAGCCTCTGCGAGGTCTACAAGATCTGAAACTGGCTCCTTTGGTTTGCTAAAATAAATAAGATAATCAACATCGTTCATGTTAGACTTTATCCAATTAGCTGGCACCTTATTAAATCTAATCCTTACTCCACGAGCTTTCAGGCTTCTTTCAGAAATATTTGAAAACTCCATCCCCATAGAGTTAATTCCAGCTGGTCCTGCGGAATAAATATTAACTTCGTTATCATCCTGAGATAACATGGACAGTGCTGTACCCATGGCTCTTAAAAATATATTGTAATCAGAAAAGTTTTTTGTTCCCTGAATTGCCACCATCATCTGACTGTCCTTCCGTAAGCTTGTCAACAATTATAATTAACTTGTTCAATTCTACCTTATCAGGTGTCATTGTGTCAACTGTTTTTGTAGTTTCTTTTAAGATATTCCCGTTTACAACTTTTGCGGTAAACAGAGAGTTATCCTTAATCCAATAGGCAGCATCTTCATGCATCACTACCAATGACTGCTTACCTCTTAAATCTCTTGTTGCCTGAGTATCCAGTGGCTTGTAATGAAAATTATCGTAACTCATGGGCATGCCGATCAAGCTGTAAATATAGCTTTGACTAATTCTTGTTTTTTTTAAATCAACTTTACGATTAACTGTATTGTTTAAGTTTTTATTAACAACGAAGGCTACTAAAAGTGTAATGACTGACCCTAAAAAATATTCCATAAAACTCCTAAACTACAATCATATCATTTATCCCAGGAACATACGCTTTACATTATTCAAGGCTTCGAGCTCTGTATCTGAAAGGTCGCTATGCTGATCACGATCAAAGGCTTTCTTGGTTAAGCCAACTATTGGGTTTTCGATAGTTGGATCCATAGAAACAAGACCTTTTGTCCACAAGGACGTTATATCTGCCTGGAACTGTTTTTGCATTTGCTCATAAACATTGGGTGCAATATCAAACATTTTGTCTGTAAATTGATACGTAAAGTCTCCAGTATTTGAGTCTACCCCAGATACCTCCACAGCTCCGTTAAGTATTAAGAAGTCTATATATTCTTCTGGAGTAGGCACTAGTTATCTCCTACCAGGCGATTCTCAGTCAGTCTTTCTCTCTCGTCTATAACCTGGTACGCAAACTTTTCTAGGTTTGCGTAACCAACGGCATTATTAGCAATGTTATTATAATGGTGAGAGCAGAACTTCAATTCTCCGCCCACCCCCACGGCTTTGACAAAGGCCTGAGCAGAACATGAAGCATCACATCTATCAAAATTTGTAAGAGTCCACTCTTGCTTATCCGTTACTAAATCCAACTATTTATCCGTTCTATAGAATCCACTACCATTAAAGGTAACCCCTATAGAAGAGTATACCCTAGTTAATGGAACATTACAAGTTTTACATTCATAGTCTTGTTCTGGGTCTGAAATACCCCGCACTTTTGTGTACGGGGTATCACAGCTCCCACAACGATATTCGTATATGGGCATTGTTGTTTTCGCTACTTAGCGCCCTTCATTTCCTTTGCTGGGAAGGCTACTGAAGTTAGTACAGACATCACTCCAGCTAGACCAGCCAGGCCGACAACCGCGGTCCAGTCAACGTCTAGTAGACCGAGTGCGGTAGTTCCAATTGCTGCAATAGCAGTTTGTGCAACAGTCTTAATCGCACGTTCTAACATCATTGCTAACCATTCTTTTGTGAATGACATATTTCCTCCTTATTTACATTTGACTTTCGTCATTATTGTTTTGCCATAGTTTGACATCTTCATAGGTACTAGCTGCAGTATATGCTGTAAGAATGATACCCAATAGACTTACACCGCCCGCCACTAGCCCAGAGCCCACTGACGTATCTGAAGCATGTGTTATTGCTCCAAAAATTATCATAACAAAAGAAAGTCTATAAGCTCCGTAGATTAGCTTACGCCTAAACCTCCAGGATGGACCCTGACTGTTTTCTGTGGCATCAGAGTCCTTCAAAAAGAATAAGTTGTCCATAAGCCTTGGGGTCACTCTTTTAAAAGAGGACCACAGAGTCTTTTTCTTTCTTGCTGCCATGATTTCCTTTACGGTAGTTTGATTACCTGACCAACTTTAATTAAATTAACATTCTTGATGTTATTTAATTTCTTTAGGGTTGCAGTCGTAGTCTTGTTATCCCTTGCAATTTTTGTCAGGGTATCTCCAGACCTCACAACATAGAACTTCTCTGGCCTTGAGGGCTTCTTAGGAGCCACAGGAGCCTTTGTAACAGGTTTTGAGGTAGAAGTCTTTGTATCACTACCGCTAGTTTTGTAACCTGTTAGATGATCTGGTAATGGGTTTACATTCTTGGTTTTTGGTGATGGCTTCTTGGCGAAAGACTTTGCTTCTTCTGCTTTTGCCATAGACTCAAGGAAGCTGATTGGCTCTACGAACCCCCTGCCGTCTGAAGACCAGCCATGATTCATGCCTTTCCAGATTTCCAGGTGTAAATGGACCCCAGTGCTATATCCAGTTGTCCCGATAACTCCAAGCTGATCTCCAGCCTTTACAAGCTGACCAACTCTAACCTTAAATGAATTAGCTTTCAGGTGAGCATACAATGATGTATAGAACTTTCCATCTATAAAATGACGAACAACAATGTAGTAGCCGAAGCCACCGCTCTTGGCTTCAGACTGCTGAGCCTTAACTACTCTACCGTTCATAACAGCAAGAATTGGCTCATCCTTTTTCCCTGTAATAAAGTCCGCACCATTATGATGCCTAGTATTTTTCTTAGTTACAGGATCTTTTCTCCATCCAAAGGGAGAGGTAATTCTATAAGTTCCCTTTACGGGCATTACAAATTTATTTGACATATAATCTCCTTACACATAGTATAGCATAGAGCCTCAAGCAGGACTCGAACCCGCCACCTACGCATTACAAATGCGTTGCTCTACCAGATGAGCTATTGAGGCATAGAGCGAATAGCGGGAATCGAACCCGCGCATCAACCTCGGCAAGGTTACGCACTACCATTATGCAATATTCGCTAGTGTCCATATTTATCCCCCATACCCCTTGGGAGTGGCTTGGACAACACCATTAGCGACTCAGAGGGATTCCGACACCCCAACCTTCGCCTCGACAGGGCGATGCTCTTCCTTTGAGCTACTGAGCCAGCTCCCCCTCCTAGATTCGAACTAGGGACCTTAGAGTTAACAGCTCTCTGCTCTGCCGCTGAGCTAAGGGGGAAAGTGCCCGTTAAGGATGGGCTTCCATATATTTATTTGTTGTAGACTGTCTCTAGCTCTTCTACAAGCTTTTTAAGATCAGCAATTAGCTTCTCTGCAGTTGCCTTGTCTAGCTCATCACTTGACTTGACATTAGTAGTTACCGACTGCAAAAGCACTGTGGTGCTGTCCAAAGAAACGCCAAGCAGTTCTCTTGGGTCTGGCTGTGTCTCAGGCTCTGGTTCTGGTTCTACCGCAGCAGCAACTATGACTGGAACTGCTGTAGCAGCTGTGATTGCTGTAGCAACTGATGTAGTGTTTCCTACCCTAACTGGAAAGGCACCACTGCTAAGAATTGGATATCGATCCTGCAATCTACTAGAGTTTGACTTTAGTACCTCGCTAGTATAGGTAAACCCTGTTACGATAATATCGGATTGGATTTGACTACCACGATATAAAGTAGAGCCAACAGCTACAACATCATCAATACAGGCTGGGTAATCGATTCTATCTCCGCTACCATGGTTTCCTGATGCAGCATAAACCGTTGTGCCCATAGCCTTCAGCAATGAAATATCACTAACAATCTCATTATGCGTGTCAATCACGTTAACCCCTGGAGATGCTGGTAAACACCTTGAGCCATTACCAGCATTATAAGAGAAGGAAACAGAGCCAATGTTGTAGGCGTCTCGATTCTCCTGAATCCAATCTAGTGCAGCCTCAAATCCAAGTCCATTTATAACACTTGTCTTAATGTTTGCAGCACGAATTAGAATAATGGTAGCACCTGGATTGTTTGCCCTTACGATGTCTGCCATAATCGTTCCATGATTATAGTTACGGAAATGTGAAGATGTAACTGGCTTGTCGTCTCGTGCACAGAGCACTTCTCCAACAACGCATACATCAACCACATTGCCACTAATTAGTGAGCTATCAAAGTTTGCATCGATGATTGCAATTGCATTTGGTGTTTCTGCCTGTGCTGGTGAAACAGCAACAAGTGCGAATAGTACTGCAGCAATAGCTGCGATTTTTTTCATCATAGTTTCTTATACCCCTCGGTTATTTTTTTATTGTAAAATCTTAAAGACATGTAGGCAAGGATCTCCGCCCTCTTCCCACTCTTTAGATTCTTCTTCTGTCATGTATGGGTCTCCGTCATGGGTATTGCAAAAGGCATCTGAAATCCAGCCTTTGTCATAGCCAATCTTAGCCCCAGTCCATAAACCCATCATAATCTTTCATAACTTATATTCTACTCTCTCTAGAATGGTTTGTCAAGAACTAGAAGTCCCAGTCCTCATCTTCTGTTTGCTCATGCTTAGCAATCACGTAGCTTGATCCAGATCCAGAGAAGAAGTCGTGGTTTTCTCCTGCATTAGGAGCCAAGGCAGAAAGAATGGCTGCACTAACATCACAAACGTCTTTAGGAAACAGTGCATCGAATCCCAAGTTCATTAGAGCCTTGTTAGCGTTGTAGTGCAAAAACTTCTTTACATCTTCTGTTAGTCCGACTTCATCGTAAAGCTCTGCAGTATAGCGGATCTCATTTTCATAGAGCTCCATAAGCATGTCATAAGCGTAAGCCTTGATGTCTTCTTGAGCGGAAGCATCTAGCTTGTTGTAAGCTACCTGGAACTTGTACCCGATGTAGTATCCGTGTACAGCTTCATCCCTTATGATAAGCCTGATAAGATCAGCAGTGTTAGTTAGCTTTGCTCTGCTTGATAAATACATTGGCCAGTAGAAACCAGAGTAGAACAAGAAGGATTCCAAAAGGGTGGAAGCAACCTTGCGCTTTAGCGGGTCGTCTCCATTGTAGTAGCCAAGGATGATTTCAGCCTTTTTCTGCAAATAGGGGTTGTCCTCAGACCAACGGAACGCATCCTCAATTTGCTCAGAGGACGTTAGGGTTGAAAA